GCAGAGTTCCTGCATCACACATCGTTGTAAGAAATCCTAACAGTCCACTTGAATTAGATACTAAAGAAAACGAATCAACTGAATACGAATCACTACTAACAAAAGAAGATATGGGCGGCGAGAGTGCTCAAAAGTCAGTAGGAAATAATAGAGTAATGGACTTACTCAAAGAATTAGAAACTGCAAAAAAAGAACGTGCAGGTAATGATGGTTTCAAAGTCGAAGCAGCTAAAACGGAACCAAACAACAACAAAAGTACAATTGGGAGTTAACAATGTCAGACTTAGATATGCTAAAAATTTTAAAAGGCTTTGATACCGTTGAAAAGAAATCAGTCATAACAGAATCAGCAGTAAACGAATGTGGAATGATGCCGCAAGAATCAGCATCTAATGTAAACATTAGTGTTACTGGAAACAGCATGGCAGATATTATGAGAGCTTTAGCAAACATTGAATCAGGATCGCCTACTATGGCAATGTCTATGGACAACATGGAAGCCGAAGAAGAAGCATTTGAAGACTGGGCAAACGAACCAGACGAAGAATACCAAGATCACGAATATATGACTAAAACCATATCAGGCGGACTAAATCGCGAAAAGAAAATGTATAAACCGGCAGCAGCAGGCGATAACCCAATGGCAATCGAAAGTATCAAAGATCGTCTTTATCGTGCATTGAACGAAAAGAAAGCAAAACCAGACTTCCTAGACATGGACAAAGATGGCAACAAAAAAGAGCCAATGAAAAAAGCAGTTGCTGATAAGAAAAAAACGCCTTTTAAAAAGTAAAATTTTAAATATCAAATAGCGCCTTCGGGCGCTATTTTCTTGACTAAATATTGTCATGGGAAAAAGTTTAGACGGCGTTATAACTAAAAAAGCAAATCAAAAAGAAACATACTCAGAAGAGCAGATTCAAGATTTGTTACAGTGTATGGATCCTAATGATGGATATCTGTACTTTGCAAAACATTTTGCACACATACAGCATCCTGTAAAAGGAAAATTGTTATTTGATCCATATGAATATCAATTAAGGTTATTGCACAGTTATCACAACTACCGTTTTAATATCAACATGATGCCTCGACAAACAGGCAAAACAACCTGTGCAGCAATTTATCTTTGCTGGTATGCAATGTTTCATCCAGACCAAACAATTCTTATTGCTGCACACAAATATACCGGTGCACAAGAAATTATGGCACGAGTTCGATATGTATACGAAACTTGCCCAGATTACATTAGAGCAGGTGTTACAAGCTACAATAAAGGATCTATTGAATTTGAAAACGGATCTCGTATTGTAAGTCAAACAACTACCGGAAACACAGGACGTGGTATGAGTATTTCATTATTATACTGCGACGAGTTTGCCTTCGTGCAGCCTAACATTGCAGAAGAATTTTGGACTTCAATCTCTCCTACTCTAGCAACCGGTGGTCGTGCTGTTATTACTAGCACACCAAACTCAGACGAAGATACATTTGCTACTATTTGGAAACAAGCAGAAAACAAGTTTGATGAATACGGAAACGAACAAGATGTAGGTATTAATGGCTTTCATGCATTTCGTGCCGATTGGTGGGAACATCCTGACAGAGACGAAGAATGGAAATCTGAAGAGATTGGTCGTATCGGCGAAGAAAAGTTCCGTCGTGAATATGGATGCGAATTCTTAGTTTACGACGAAACGTTAATAAATTCCATTAAGTTAGCTGTAATGGAAGGAAACTCTCCTGTATTAAATATGGGGCAAACTCGATGGTATAAAAAGCCAAATGCAAAGTACAGTTATGTTGTTGCACTTGATCCTAGCATGGGCACCGGAGGCGACAACGCTGCAATACAAATTGTAGAAATTCCCACATACGAACAAGTCGGCGAATGGCAACACAATACAACTAGTATACCTGGACAAATTAGAGTATTAAAAGATGTTTGCAAATACATATCTGATGAGTGCAAAAGCGGCGGCAGCAATATATACTGGAGCGTAGAGAACAACGGCTTAGGCGAAGCTGCATTACTTGTTATAAATGACTTCGGCGAAGAAAACATTCCAGGACTGTTTACCAGTGAACCCATGCGAAAAGGGCATGTAAGAAAATTCAGAAAAGGATTTAATACAACACACAGTAGTAAAATTACTGCATGTTCGAGATTAAAAACAATGATTGAAAACGATCAGCTTATTATAAAAAGTAAACCGTTTATAAGCGAATTAAAAACTTTTATTGCAACGGGCAGCAGTTTTCAAGCAAAATCTGGTCAAAGTGACGACTTAATAAGTTCTATGTTACTTGCATTAAGAATACTAAGCGTTATGAAGGACTGGGATCCAAATGTTTACAACACCTTTAGTCAAATGCAATCGGATGAAGAATATGAACTGCCCATGCCAATCTTTGTAAGTTCAAATTATTGATAAATACTTTATGAAAAATTTAAGTTATGTAGCAAATAATCTTTTTAATAAAATCAGAGGACGGTTTTCAGACGTTACTATCGGCGACGAAGACGGTACTGTAACCAACATACCCGAAGAAGCAAGATATTTTGATTTTAGCTACATGATAGACGGAGTGGACTTAGGCAAAGTCAGTGTTAATATCAGCGAAGATACAGGGTTAACAGTAATCATGTCGCAAGACTTTGCATCAGGACAAACTGAAGATATACAAAATAACTGGTATAGCTTTTTAAAAGAATTAAGACTATTTGCCAAAAAAAATATGATGAACTTTGATGTTAGAGATATCAACAAAAATAACTTAACAAAACGAGACTACTCGTTCTTAGCAAACAAAACTTCCGGAGATGAAACCATGGCCGAATCTAAAATGTATGGCACAAATAAAACAAGTTATCAGCGTATTGGAAATGCTAGACTAGCTATTAAACATATTGCACCTATAAATGTAGAAAGTGCTACAGGAAGAACACAAAAAATAAATGCAATTTATATCGAGTCGCCAACTGGTGAGCGTTTTAAATATCCATATAAACACCTAAGCGGTGCAAGAGCAATGGCAATGCATGTTAGTGAAGGCGGCAATGCATACGACGATTTCGGAAAATACATTTCTGGACTTTCAGAAGAAATTTCAAAACTACGCAAGTTTAGCCAATACATAAATCGCAGTAGCGTAGTAGCCGAAGGATTGGCAGATTATGTAGGCATTGTAAAAGAGCGTGTTGTAACTATTAAAAAAGAAATTCAAAATCTACAAAAACCATCATATTATTCGGAAGCAGTATCGAGTTACACAGTACCGGTTGTAGAAGATGTTCCAGATGACGTTTCTGAAAATTGGATAGACCAGCTTACTAACAAACAATTCAACGAAGAACTCAAAGACGTATTTCCATACATTTATAAACTAGTAGGCGAAGCAACAAAAGCCAAAGAACTTGGACCAGACGATCTAATAGATGAATCCGGTTTACAGTATTATACAGGTGTCAAAAAGCACGGCAAAGAATACATGAAGAAAGCTGCTCAAGCAGGTCGTGAAGGTGCAAGTCAAGAAGAACTAGGCCGTCTAAAAGACAAGTACAGCAAAGCAGAAAAGAAAACCAAAGAAGAGTTTGAACTAGAGCAAGCGTTCGAAGATACAATGGGTCAGTTTTCCGATCATGTATGCGAAGATTGTGGCAATCCAAGTTGGCGTACACTCAGCGAAGAAAAGCAAAAAGGTGTTGACGGCAAAGTATGCTGGAAAGGCTACAAGCGTATGGGCACCAAAATGAAAGGTGGCAAGCGTGTAGATAACTGTGTAAAAGTTAGCGAAGCAGAGTTAGAAGAAGCATATATTAACACAAGCAAAGACGCTATAGCAGTACTAGGCAATCTACGCATGATAGGCAAAAGTATTGAAAGAGGTCAAGGTACATACGATGGTAATCTTGCAGGCGAATATGCCAATGATGTTTACGACGTTATTTCATGGCTAGACGCCAATGCCGACACTAGTAATCCTAAATTCCAACAAGTTATCAGACCTGTAATAGAATTGCGTAAGAAAGCTAAAAGTATGGAGCGTGAACCAGGCAGTGGCAAAAACGCAGCGTTTGGTAACGAGATTGTAAACACATTATATCCGCTAATGCAGTGGATTGAAATGAATGCACAAGCAGGCCGCGAAGCAGATGTTGGTGAAGGTTTCAAAAGCAAATTAGCAATGCTTGCATTGTTAGGACTAACCGGATTAGGCGCAATGAAGATGACAGATCCGACAAATACACCATTAGGACAAGCTCTACAACAAGCAGCACAACAAGGCGACGAAGACGCAGCATATCACTTAAAAAGATTAGGCGCATACATTGACGCAGGCGATTCGGGAACATTAAAACAACTAAACTTCCAATATATAGATGAGCCAGAGTCAATGAAAGATAACGCAGATACCCCATCTAGCACCATGACAGCACCAATGAGCATGTCTCAAGAAAAGCCAAAGACACCACTTGGAGAGTTCATTCTGTCTTACTTTGACAGAGAAAACGGAACATTTCCAAAAGGCCCAACAGCAGTTCTTACTATGGTAGAAAAAGATTACGGTACACAATATGTAAAGCCGGCTGCTAAATTTATTCAAAAAGTTGAGGCAACTGTTGCTAAACGTAACGCACAAGAAACATTAAATTCTCGTTATCCACAAACAGAAATTATAAAACAGTTAGCGGGTCTATGATTCGCTAACACCTTAATAATATTAAAAAAAATACTTGACAAGATAAATAATATTGTGTAGTTTAGTAACTGTGCTACACATTAAAGGCACAAATGCATAGGCAATAACAAGGAGGCAATACTATGGCATCATTAGCAGAAATCCGCGCGAAACTTAAAGAACAGGAAACACGTTCTAGCGGTAATAATCAAAACACCGGCGGCGACAACGCAATTTATCCATTCTGGAACATGGCAGAAGGCCAAACTGCAACCATTCGTTTTCTTCCAGATGGCAATACTTCAAACGACTTCTTTTGGGTAGAACGTGCAATGATTAAACTTCCTTTTGCAGGAGTAAAAGGAGAAACCGAGTCACGTCCTGTTCAAGTACAAGTTCCGTGCATGGAAATGTATGGCGAATCTTGCCCAATTCTTACCGAAGTTCGTCCGTGGTTTAAAGATCCTACTCTTGAAGATCTAGGACGCAAGTATTGGAAAAAGCGTAGTTACCTCTTCCAAGGATTTGTATCTGACAATCCGATCAAAGAAGATACTACGCCGGATAATCCGATTCGACGTTTTATCATCGGTCCTCAAATCTTCCAGCTTATTAAAGCAGCACTTATGGATCCTGACATGGAAGAACTACCAACAGATTACACTGCTGGTGTTGACTTCCGTCTTAACAAAGGGTCTAAAGGTGGCTATGCAGACTATGGTGCAAGCAACTGGGCTCGTCGTGACCGTCCGTTGTCGGATTCGGAAATGAAAGCAATTAACGAGTTTGGACTGTATAACCTCAGTGACTTCCTTCCTAAGAAGCCCACAGATGTTGAGCTTAAAGTCATTAAAGAAATGTTTGAAGCTTCAGTTGACGGTGAAGCATACGATGCAGATCGTTGGAGCCAATATTTCCGTCCTAGCGGCATGGCAGCTCGTACTGGAGATCCTGTTGCATCGTCTAAAACCATTGTAAATGACGAAGATGATGACATTGGTTTTAAATCAAATGAAGAAGCAGCTAGAGCCGCAGCACCTGTGTCTAAGCCTGCACCTGTAACTAATACAGCATCTACTGGCGCACAAGATATTCTTGCAAAAATTCGTGCTCGTCAGAACGGGTAAAAACAATATTATAGG